AGAATAATCACGTCGAACGCCGCCGGAGCGGTTGAGTGATTGACCCAAAGAGACCAACTATAACCCGTGCTTGTTATGTCGAACAGGCTCGTGGTATTGGTGCCTTCTATCCTGTCGTTTACTCCGTCCAACTCCCAGTAACGTAGGCTTCCGGAAGTGGTCCACGTGGCGCCATAATTGGTAAAGTTGTATCCGCTGTTTGACAGGTCGTACCATACGCTTCCGCTTCCCGAATAGCTGTCGAGGTTGTATGCATCCAGATACAACTTCAGGCCGTTTGTAATAACGGGATATACGCGGCGTGCCGCAGAAACCGCTTTGAGAAACATCATACCAGTGCGCGTTCTCCGGTTAAGGTCCAAACGTCGGACGCTACCCGCTTAAGAGCGAGCACCGAATACCTCGCAAAACTTTTTAGGGTCTCGCTGCTGTTAATGGTCACGCCGCTGGCACCTACGAATGTAATTTGACCGGTGTTGTTCTGCTCGAAGTAAATCTCCGTGTCTGCAGCCCACGTAACGGAGGACTGCAAGGGCACAGTGATAGTGACCGCCGTCGTGCTGGTGGTTTGGATGTAGTCGCCCGCGTCTCCGAGAACGAGGGTGTAGGTGGTGCCGGACTGGGTGCGGACAACGCTGTAACTCGCGCCCCCTCCACTCGCCGCTATCGTGATACTATCCGTACTCGCGTCGGTGGTAATTGTTACGTTTGTTCCTGCTACGAGGGTAAGAGTGTCCGTTGTGGAGTCGGCTACTACGTTACTCTGTCCCGAAACCGCGATAGTTCCGAACGTGTTTGGTATCGTGGGTTTGTTGAGGATTTGAGCGTCCCCGCTAACGGCGTTCCAGTCCGCATTTACGTTTACTTCCGCGCCCGCTGCGATACCGTCGAGTTTGGTTTTATCGCTAGCACTCATAGCCCCCGAAGCGCTGGTAGTAGCGTCCGAGATACTAATCGTAGGAGTACTTCCCGCCGTAGTCGAAAGGGGAGCCGTAGCCGAAAGCGTACGTATTCCCGTATTAGTAAATGTAAATATATCGTTTCCGGTATCCGCTGTAATCGAAATACCAGAACTAGCGGTAAAGGTTAAAGTGTCGTCGCTGCGGTCGGGAGTAATTGTGCTTGCTCCAGTAACGAACCGAGTAAACGAGTTTGCGGGAGGAGGCGAAGGACTTGCGACTGCTCCGCCGATAATCAAGTTAAGTCCAGCCGCGGTATTACTTGCGTCGAATCCTACATCCGGGAATCCTGTCGAGTTGTAACGGTAAAACTGGTAATTCTGCCCCTCAAACAAGAACTCCCCCGTTCCTTTATTCGCTACCGAAACCGTGGTGCTAGTTGGCGCCGTAGCCACATATTCCGCGTATCCGATATTAAATACCGTCTGCTCCACAAAGGACCCCGTAGAATCGTCCCAGATACGCACGATAACCGTAAAGGTGTCGAGCGTATTAATCTCAAAGGTTACGATAGATGCCATTATACCGTGATAGATGCCGCCGCGAGGTAAACGTTACCTACCATAGTGGGCGAGGGTGTGATATTGAAAGCCAGAGATACAGAAGATGCGTTCGGCTGGTATACGAAAGATAGTTTCTGTGTATTGGAGCCGGTAGTATATCGGGTATTGAGTTCTGCAACGGTCACGTAAGTAGTGCCTATTTTATCTAGAACCTGTATCCGTATTGCGCCGCTTCCGAGTCCGGTAAATATCACTGTGATACTTCCCGATACCGTCCGGTTTGTAAGGCCTCCGGAAATTGTTACCAGATTCGGACTCGATGCCGTAGTTACCGCGACGGTGAGAGTTCCGGGAGTAATACCCCAGTTTACCTGCGGAGGTAAAGAGATAAAATTATTTTTACCCGCGTACGCAGGAGAGGTATAGGCAGAATTCGCGAGCGTTATAAGCGTCGGGTTACTGGTAGTCCCCGCTCCTCCCCCTCCGGGAACCCACGTGCGAACGAATATCCTCCCTGTGTTTACTTGTTGCCTAGTTACTACGGCTACCGGGATTTCCGGGAAAGGTGCCGTACTTGTAAACTGTCCTGCGGTCCCAGAAGCGTAAAGGATAGTCCCGACAACATAGGCGTTTGTATTGAGTTGCCTCGCTTCTCCGTAGGTCCTTACATGCCCGTCTGCGCCGTTACCGATAGCCGCGTACGTAACGCCTATAAGCGTTTTAGGGCTATCTACGTCGAGGTCAAATAGACCGATAGTAATTCGGCCTCCCTGAACCCCCGTAGATTTAACTATAACCCCTTTTGCGATAGATGCGCCGCTGTTATTGTGTACCGGTAAATCCAGCGCCCTAGGTGCTCCGTTAATCCAGTTAGCCGAAACTTCGTCGTATATCAACGCGTCGTGGTCCAGAGGGTCCGTTATGGTGACGTCATCGAGGTCATCGAGCGAACCGCCGCCGCCAGTCGTTAAACTAACTACCCCGTTTCCTTCGTTCGTGAGGGTGCCGTTCGCTACTTTGATAGTATTTACCGAAAGGACATCCACGGTCCCGTCCTGCGTGAGCATCCGAAGAAGGCCCCTCCGTGCGTAGACGAACCCGCCCCCTTCAGGTTGTACCCCGTCGATAGGAGCGTCGCACGCGCTACGGTCGTACGGGAGTTGGATTCCCAGTTCCAGAAGAACCCCCGCGAGGACGTTCGACCCCGCTTCTTGCAGAGGGGTGACAGTGGCGTTTACTACCTCGTAATCCTCCGAGAAGATGAAGATATTACCCCCGTTTGCAATGTCTGCGAGGATGTCCTCCGCGCATTGTTCCGCGTCGCTTACTATCTCCTTTTGTCGCTCTGTCTTCGATTCGTAGTGGCTGGGGAGGTCGAAGATATATACTTCGAAGTCTAGCGTTTTCGTGGTGTCCTCGTACGTAGCCCCGGTATAGACCACGTGCATAAGCGGGTAAGAATCGAACTTCTGTAAATCCACATCTTCCGGCGACCCAAAGGAAAAGGACCGGATAAAGAAGTGGTTATCTGCGAAGTCTTCGAACCGCTTTATAATGGTGTTTAGAGTAATCATTACGGGGTTTTTTGGGCCTTAAAGGAGGATATTACCGTCTTTGCTTTAACTCGTGCGCAAGGTCTTTTAAGAACGCTAGGTGTTGGAGGGTGACGTTAATTGGCTTTTGCGTGACCTCTTCCATACGGAGGAAATCCTCTCCCGCCAATTGGTAGAGCGCCGGGTACCACTTCCATTTGTCTGCAAGTGCCGAACCGCTTCCTCCGCCTCCAGTAAAGACGCTTGCAAAGTCTGAAGCCGTACGATTCTTGTATTCCAAAAAAAAAGCAGGGCACCCGAAAAGAGGTCGGCGGGCATCTTCTTAAACGGCTCCGCGTCTTCTTTCGCCGTGTATGCCTTCAGCTTGTATTCTTTGCCTACGTGGTACTTAAGGGGCCGATACAGTACCGACATGATACGGTGCGCGTTCGCCCAGAAGTCTTCTTGATAGCTTTCGCAGTCTATCCATTCCCCCGTGGTGAATTCGTCCCAGTCTTTGATAAATCCGTACTTCTTCCCTTCGAGGGTTATGATAGGTTCGTGGCGTGCTACTTCGGGAATGTTGTTTACCCGGTGTAGGATTTCGTAGATGTCGCCCATCGGAATGGTGCGGGCTTCTTGTTCCGAAATATCACAAACCGCGCAAACCTTCTGAAGGTCGGTAGACTTCGTGCAAAGGACCTGTAACTGCCCTAGGGTTAGCTGGCTCCAGTTGGTAGGGTAACGCATCGAGGAAATAACGGGAAGAAGTGATTTCCTCAAAGTTAGGGCATAAAAAAAGGCCCCGTAGGGCCCTGACTTATTTCCGTTTGGCTCAGCACTCCTCGTAAGCGCTATGGTAGTACATGTCGCAGGATGCTCCGCTGTGTTCCTTCAGGTCGACGGTAATGACTCCCTTTTGAACGAGGTCAGAGATGTTACCGCGAATCACTTTTGCGTCGAGGCCAGTTGCCTTAACTACCTGCCAAAGACCTGCTCCCATTCCACCTTCGCGTTCCTGAATATCAAGGATTGCTGCGCTTACGATTTCGCTTTGAGCGGTCAGGGTGGTGCTTGCGTTGTTCATGGTCGTTTTTTTCCGTTTGTTTGATGAAGCAAAGATAGGACACCACTTCTAACCTTCCAAACTTTTCCCTAACTTTTTTTCATCCTATCCGGTACCTCCCGTAGTTCGGGTTGCTCTGGTTGAACATAGCCGCATACCTCGCCGCGTCTATGGCGTGGTTAAACGCGTCTACCGGTTCGTTGAGGTTCTTCCCGTTTTTGTCCTCCTTCCACTTGTAGTTCCGTAGTTCCTTTATCAGGTTTAAGGACCTGGAGGTAACCGCCAAAGGCTTCGAGTGGAAGAACTGAATTCCCGCACGTACGGAGTCGGGACCCTTCCGCGCTGGGTGTACGTTCATCCCGTAGCCGTGTAGTTCGTCGATAGACTTTGGTTCGGCGCTGTCTGCGATTACCGTGTTCTTCCCTACCTCCGATTCGAGCAGTTGGAATATTTGCCTATTCGAAAGGCCGTTCTGGTATAGTACCTCATCGAGCAGGAACGCTTCCCCGTCCGAGTAGACAGCCACGCAGGCCGTCGGGTCGTTCGTGTACCCGAAGTCGAGGCCGTAGGCTACCAGCTTAAACCGTGGGTCTATGGTTTCGGTTTGGCTCCAGTGGGTGAGGATTGTGCTTCGGGATTGTCCCCGCTCTCCGAGTCCATAGATTCTCCAGTAGTTGGGGTCGGCCACTTGTAACCGTTCAATCTCGGTAACGAGGGACGGTTCAAGGAAGGGGTTATCTCGGAACGTCGACTGAAAGAACGTGGCATCTTCTCGAGGTATTACGTGGTCGTATATCCAGTGGAATTCGTCGGAGGGGTTGTAGTCCAAAAGTACTTTACCCGTGGTTCGAATAAGCAACTGCCTGAAGTCTTCGAGGCCCAGTTCGTTCGCCTCGTTTATGAAAAGTACGTCCCGTTTGCGTCCGCGTATCTTCTGGGGCTGGTCGATACTGATAAATTCTATCAGGTTCCCCTCGAGGATATAGGTCGCGTCGCTCTTATTGTGGTTTACCTCCGTATAGATTCCTTCGCGCTTAAGTATTTCAAAGAAGTCCCGCATAACGGAAGCACGGAGTGCCGGAAAGGTCTTTCGGCAGATTGTGAGTACCGCCCCTCCGTTTGGGTTCCTGTAACAGAACTCGACCAGCGAAAGAAGGATAGAATACGTTTTGCCCGAACGGGTACCTCCTTGATGTACCTGTATCCGGGTCTTGCAGTTGCGTACGTCGTAGTACGTCTTCGCGAGTTTCAAAGGCCTTCGCCGTTAAGCCATGAAAGGGGCGAGCGTTCCGTTACCTCGATTTCCTGTCGCTCGATATATCCCCGCTTCTTTCCTTTGGTCTTCAGGTAGAAGATAGTCGCGGCGGGGTTCC